TTTAGAAAAGGCTGCTAAGTCTTTAACAATTTGGGACGTAACCCAAAGCCATGTTAATGAAAATGGAACAGTGGTATATGATTCAGACTATTGGAAAGACAGAGTTGCAACTCAACAAACCCTAGACAAAAATGATCCATCAATATCTCCAGTAATTGCTGGACTATTCAAAAGACTAAGGCCAATTATTGAAGAGTTTTACAAAGTAGAAGTTATTCCAACAGGAACAACTATTGTTAAATGGCTTCCAGGACAATTTCAAAGACCACACGCAGATAAAGAATTGCATGAAGGGCCAGATGCAGGTCTACCAAATGACTTTCCTCACTATGATCTTTCAAGTTTGTTTTATTTAAACGATGACTATGAAGGAGGAGAATTATATTTTCCTTTACAAGGAGTACAGTTTAAACCCAAAAAAGGTGCTGCCTACTTTTTCCCAGGTGATAAAAATTATATACACGGAGTAACTGAAATTAAGAATGGGTTAAGATTTACTTGTCCATTTTTTTGGGAGATCACAAAACATACTGGTGATAGGCAACCGTAATATGACAGATAAATATCTTGAAGCAGTCGAAATATATCCTAATATTTTGGTGTATAAAAATCTTTTTAAAGACATATCAAAATCTTACAAGGTTTTAACAGATTCTTTATTGGAAACAGAAGACAGGCTTTTTATTCCTTGGTCACAGTGGTCTATTTTTGGAGAGTACATGACCCCAATAATTTCTGGGTTTAATCCATCAGACAAATTTGGAAATTTAAAAAATATAGAAACAAAAACACAAGTTCAGGAAGATCAAAAAAACTTTGCCCTAGAAATGATAGAAAATTTTCATTTAGTAACAGAAGACTATATTAAAAGACAAAATATTGATGTAAATCTAAATGAGACTTTTTTAGACGAAGAGGGAAAGATTACTCCAGTATGGCAATGGACAGGTGGAACAGTAGGGAAATATCATATAACTGAAAAAGATGCCTTGGAGCATGAAAAATATGGAATGAGATATCATTCAGACTATATAAGAGAACAAGGCTCTGCTCCAGGATTTAAGTTTGTAATAACATGCACAATATACTTTAACGATGATTATGAGGGTGGAGAAATCGACTTCGCAATGGGTGACAAACTTGTTAAATATAAGCCAGAAGCAGGAGATCTTTTAGTTTTTCCATCAGGGCACCCAGATTATCTGACAGAAGAAGGTAAGCCATATCTACACGCAGTTATGCCATCTTATAACAAAAATAAATTTTTAGCCAGAATGTACTGGACAAAATATCAAAAAGGAACCGAAGAATGGTATGCAAAAGAAAAAGAATTTGGTAAAGAAGTTTGGGCAGAAATGCAGCCAGAGTTAGAGGAAAAATTTAGACTTGAACATCCTCAAAGAGCAGTTATAGAAAATGGAGTAAGGATATCATGAATTTAAATAATAAAAAAAGACTAACAAAAGATATAGTTGTTTATGAAAATTTTATAAGTAAAGAAGATTGTAAAAAAATGATTCAAGCCTTAGATGCTCAAGCAGATAATGGTGCAATTTCTTGGATGCCTATTTCATTCTACGAATCTTACTCCTCAATATTGCCAAAAGATAATGATCAAGAGTTGCTTGATGCTGGACTACCTCCAACTATATTTTCAGATATTGAAAAAACAATGCCAGAAGCAATTGCCTCAGTACACGACCTTGATCCAAAAACAATTTGCAAGATTGGGTATCACACACAAAAGTGGGAGCCTGGAGCATATGCGAGAGTGCACTCAGACAATACAGACGCTGAAGGAAATTCAGGAGCATTTACAAGAAGCAGATATGCTGGCTTCCTTTACTTAAATGATGACTTTGAAGGCGGTCTCTTAAGATTCCCAGATCAAAATATAGATATTAAACCACAGGTAGGAATGCTTGCGGTATTTGACGGTGGATTTAACAATATGCACGAAGTATCTTTGATCACAAGCGGAGTAAGGTATACAATAGGATCTTTCTGGGATGACAGAGAAGAGTCTGACTACCCACAAGAACTAAGAGATGCTTGGGCAGCAGAGATGAAAGAAACTAGAGCAAAGCAAGAAATTGAAAGAGCAGAATGGCAAGAGTTGCTTAAGCAAGGATGGAAGTTAGATAAAGAAGGAAATAAGTATAGGTCTGAGGATATTGTAAATGATTGAAAAATTTAAACAAAATCTTAAAAACAGCAACATTATTTTTGAAGAAGTTACAGAAGAAATTTTGTGGATTAAAGATTTTCTTACAAAAGATGACTTATCTTTTGTATTGGAAACAATAGATAAAGCATCTCAGCCAGACTGGGAAATAGAGTATATGGGAAACTTAAAAAATTTTTGTATGAAAAAGTTTGGCAGAGATGATGTTGATAACCTTGTTGCTGAAGGTAAGTTTGAAATTACACAAAATTGGGTAGATAAAAATTTAAACATACAGCATCACGAAGAGTATCGTGTTTTTTATGATAGACTGTCAAAAATTATTACAGAGTCAGATCCATCATTGATTTTAAGTGGTCTTGCTACAATTCAAAGGATGCAGCCTGGAGTAGAGTTAAAATCACACACTGATCAGCATACTGACCCATCGATTAAATATGCTACAATTATATATATAAATGATGATTATGTAGATGGTGAACTTTTTTTTCCAAACTTAGATATCTCATTAAGACCAAAACCAGGAGACCTTTTATTTTTCCCAGGGGATGAAAAGCATACTCATGGAGTAAGACATGTAGGAGAAGGCCCAATAAGATACGTTATTGTAGGATTTGTTAGAGAAAAAGATCACTACGTAAAGAATAGATACTAAGGAGAAATAAATGAATAGAGAAATATTAGACCCAAAGGTTTACTACTATACAGATGCTATAGAAGATTTTGATAAGTTTCAAGAGGTTCTAAAGGAGTTAGACTCCCTAGACTCCACCAATGACCTTGGTGTTAATGTCTGGAATCCTTGGACATCTTCTAATGACAAAAGTTTTATTTACGGAGAAACAAAGACATTTGACATTAATGCAATAAACAAAATTGATGGAGACGTAGGAGAAAAAAGTAAATATATTTATGACTCACTAATGAATACACTTTATAATGTTTGTAAAGACTATGCTACATCTATTGGAGATTTTGACGAGCCAAGAATTTTTCCAACTTTTAATATAAAAAAATATAATACTGGAATAGGCATGGGCGCACACTTTGATCAGTTAGATGGAGATAAAACCTTAAGATACTCTTTAGTTATGTACTTAAATGATGACTGTGAAGGCGGAGAAATATCTTTTCAGTTAAAAGATTATGACGGCGGTTGGACAAGTTCTGATGGATTTTCTAAAGGTTCGGCCCCAGCAGTAGATATAGACTATGATATATCTGTTGCAAATGAAGCAATTGATTTTGGATTAAAGCCAAAAGCAAATAGCGTTATTATATTCCCAGCATTTCCACCATATTTTCATACAGCACATATTGTAAAGTCTGGATTTAAATATATGGTTCCCGCACATTGGATTCATAATGAAATGGATCTTAATAAGTCACAGGATATGTAAATGAAAACAGCAATTGTTACAGGTGCAAGCAAAGGAGTTGGCTATGCTACTGTAAAACTTTTATCTGAAAATGGATACAAAGTTATTGCTGTTTCAAGAGATTTGTCTAAAGTTATTAATCTAGTTTCTGATAATGTTGAAGTCTATAGATTAGATATAACAAGTGCTGATGAAATTAAAAGGTTTTACGAAAAATATAGTGATATAACACTAGACCTTCTCGTTAATAATGCTGGTGGCGGTTCAGGTCCAACGCATATTATAAATGAAACAATGGATAACTTTAGAAGGGCTTACGATATTAATGTTTCTGGGCCAATGTATCTTTCTCAACTTTTTGTTCCATCTATGAAAAAATCAAAGTCGCCTACAATAATTTTTATTAGTTCTTTAGGTGGTAAATTTGCATACAGGTCAGGTGGAAATTATACAAATGCTAAAAGAGGTATGATGGCATTAGTAGACACTATGAGGTTAGAATTCCCAGAATATAGAATTAAGATTACTGAGATTTGTCCAGGGACCATAGACACACAAGAAGAAAAAAAGAATGATGCATTAACAGCAGAAGATATGGCAGAGTGTATAAGATGGGTTTCTGAATTGCCAAGCCATGTAAATATAAACCACATAGAAGTAAATCACATACTTAGTGGTAAATGATTTGAGGATATATGAAAATAAACAAACTCTACGACGATGTATATGAAATAGAAGATTTTTTAACAGAGCAAGAACTTGCTGATGTCTACACTATAATTAATAATACTCCAGAACAAGATTGGTTTGATGAAGCAGCCAAGAAGGAAAACAATACTCCAGATTTTTGGTATGGTAAAAATTTATACTTTAAATCAAAGAATGTTTTTGATTTGATAAATGATAAGATGAGAAACCTTTTTGAGTCTTATTCTTATTATCCTGAAAAAACACATTTGCAAAGGTATAAAAAAGGAGACTTTATTAAACATCACGCAGATCAGTGGATCCCAG